TTTAATCATTGCCAGCGTAACACTAGATTAACTGTGTCGCGCTTCGTATACGAACTAACGGAGAAAGGACTCTCATTACTGAGGGTATCCTCTACACCGCATCTGCGAGGTTTATCGTTCGCCCCATTAGGGGACGGAACAGAATGTGCTTCTGCGAAAAATCGCAAGAGCATCTTCCAACCGTCTATTTCCTTATGGATAGGACGTGACACAAGCGCGTAAGTTTTAACCTCCATCTTTTGAAGATGGCGATTGCTACGAACTCGTTTGGGTCGGTAGGCCTCCGGAACTTCAGCAAGGCTCGGACATGAAAGATTCATGTCCTTGCTAGGGATTGAACCGTATTGACGGAACAACCACCCTACGATTAAATCGTAGGTGTTGAAGTACTGCATATCGTACATGGAATTAGCATAGCTAATCCATGACGTGTATGTACTAGGGCAACGGCTAGATGACCAGACAGTCCGAAAACGGACTGGAGTGACTGGGGTGCCTTTATAAGCATCCATGCCACACGATTCTCTAAAGAATCCACTGGTGCAACTCTTATCGCGGTTTATTTTTAAACCAAACGATTCGAGCTGTTCGATCGCGTACGCGGCTTGCGCCGTGGGTACGATCACATCATCGCCATATACGAGGACTACAGGCGCTGCTCCATTCAACTGGTTTTTCCAGAGTTTGGTGGCAGCCTTGTAGTCCGCATCGGGTAAACCAGCAGTGACGATCGCCCAAATAGTGAGCGCCATGATAGGAAAGCATAATGCTGACCCCATTGGCGCAAACTTATTGAGCTTTAACTCGTCCCCGCTCGGAAGTACCGTAGACAGGCTTCTACATGCTAACAGCGCCTCTCTAAGAGGCTCTGGAAACAGTAGACGAACTAATCCAACCGAAACGCGATCCGAGGCCTCTTTGAGGTCCAGGGTCGCATACTTTCCCGTCATTGAGCCTACCAAGGCTCCGTGGCGGTTAGGTGTTTGGTCGGAAAAGTGGACACAGTCCCTCGTTAAGGGGTGCTGCTCCACATGCCTAACAATCGCACGTCCCAACCCCTGTTGCATCCACTGGAAAGCCAGTGGTTCACAGGATATAAGGCGTGGACCGCGAGAATCCTTTGGCACGAGAATTACTCGTGCGGGATCCTCCCCGAACTCAAGAGATTGAATCTCTTGATAGTGATCACAAACGTGTCCAAGCGACGTGTAAAAATACTCGTCGAGAGGATATACAGATGTGATCCGCGGAGATATACGACTCCATGTGTACTTCCTCCAGAGCTGTTCCTTAGTGGAAACCGCTCCGGGGCCGTGCCTGGGGTATATATCTCTATGGTCGAAGTGAGCGAATACTCTCGATAAGAGAGTCCTAGCTCTACGGATGATCCTGCGAGACTTAATCGGGAAGACCCGATCAATACTAGCGGGATCCGAATCAACGAGGTCTGTGATTTCACAGAACAGGTTGTGATAAGGCAGGATGTCAACTTCAGTTTGTATAAACTTACTGATAACATCTTGTTCTTGCTCAGTCTGATACTCAAGCTCATATTTGTAAAACAAGTATGCTACTTGACGTATCTCTTTGATGCTTCGCACACAGGGTACTGGAAGTACCCAACCGTCGTGTGAGAAGATGAGTTGGAATAGCTCTCCGAGAAACCTCGGTAGCTTACTGTTAGGCAAGGATGTGAATCCGAGCTTAGCAGCGTCCAATTGTACTTCTCCGGATAAAGCCCTATCTAGGGCCTTACCCAGACGGGGGAGGGTTTTCGTAAGAAAACCCAAACCTTCCCGTGCAATTCGGTTGACGGCCTTTTGGGTCGTTAACCGGCATGCACGTGGTGTAAATACTTCACTATGTGACGTTTGTACGTCAGACAGTAAAGCGGCAATGATCTGTTTATACGGATCTAGGCTCTTATTGTGTACCATAATGGTTGCACTCCTAGAGCATACGCAATACTGACTGATACTTCCTAAACACAAGCGGAGGTGATCGGCATGACAATGGTTAACTAGGTGTATGGATTCAGCTTTCGCTGATACTTTCAACAGGTTTCCCTGTTGGAGTAGGCCATACAACACAGTCCTTGTAATGCCACACCGACCACAAAGGCTCAGTTAGCAACAGGTGCAGGATTCATATCGGGGGTTTTAATCCTAATATGATCTGCAGACAGCTTCAAGCCGTCTGCGGCACAACCTATAAAGGCGAGAAGAACAAGAACCGAACTCATCGTTCGGAGAACTTGTAATACTCGTTGAAGGTTCAGATTACGACGAACACACTCACGTGCAACAACCACGACTTGGAACTCAGAGACAGTCCGACGGAGAATATCCGCCCGGCTGCCCGAGAGTTCTGAGTAGCACGGCATTGCTGCCGATGCTTTAATGGAAGTTGCATATTTGTTGTTTTTCATATCTAATTATGTGAACTGAGTTTGACTCCGAAAAGACACCGACTCCTTGGACATTAAATGCAAGGATATCGGCATCAAGTTATAAGCGGTCTTTTACAAGCCGCCCGTAACGAGGGTCACCGCGCCATTCCCGGTACCATTGAATAACACTGTAGTTCCCGCGCCAGTTGTGGCGCAGAAAGACAGGAGGTTAGCAATGGCATCGTTCATGCGCGAAGTGCCGTCCAAGGCGCCCACAGGGGCATCAAGGACAATGTACGCTGAGACGGTTGCCATTAGAGATGAATCGCGGTCACTTGGCTGCGTTTCATCAATTCTGACAACAGACCGACGACGCTTCGACGAACCCGAACCGGTTTCAAGATGTGAAATCTTGAGCCGATGGGGCTTATCAGGAGCTTCGCTGATCTTTGCGAACTCGGTCGTACGACCAATGGTGCTGAGACGTTGGAATTCAACCTCCGTACCAGCACTGTCTTTTATCTCGTTTGTGTTTAGTGTATTGCTTAGCATGCTTTAGTAGTCTGTCCTGGATATCCAGGGCCCTGACTACGAGGGCGTTGTTACTTGAACTTGCGGGGACGCTTTATACGCGATGCGTATAGAGCCCCCGCTAAGCTGAACTCCATCGGAGTCAGCCCACTCAGTTCGAGGGAGCGGTATATGTCGTCAGCAGAGATGGGTACGATCTTTCGAACGTACGCCTTCTCGTTGACTGAACAAACGGCCTGCGGCCCGGAGGATCCCCACGGGGAACCATACCCAAGTTCAATACTTGTAAGTGTGGCCCGTTGGATCGTTACCGAGTAGCAGAACCTGTGTATGTTAACTACTGGTTCTAAGTTACGTTTCCCGAATTGATCAAGCGTTTGGTTTACACCGAACACCCAATCAACAACGAACGACCATGGTATGGCATTCCAGATGATCTTCGGCGTAAGGTTTACGCCAAGGGCATCAAGGAGACCAGCTAGGTTTTGCTCGTTGCGGGACATCGAAGGCAGCAGGTAGCTGTACTCGATAGTAGCTATGAACTTGGCCTTGGAATAGAAACACTGACGGCGAGCGATTCCTTTCCCAACGAAGTAGGGGTCTACATCGAAGGGACCGGAAACCTCATCGCTATTAGTGCAAACATCCCGGAGGTCCGCGGTAAAATGCCGCGTATTCCGTTTGGCCTCACGCTCGCGAAGTTTGTTAACTTGAGCGAGCGTGTTCCGAAGTGCAGACTTAACGCCTGCAATGTCGGTCAGTAGTGGTGCGATGTTAAATGCATGTTGCAAATAGGCATCAGCACCTGTTTGGATAAGTCTATACTTATCTGGCAACTTTCGCTTAAGAACCTTAAATATCTTCCGCAAAGGAAGACGGCTAAGGCCTTCAGTAAAAGGGACCAGGTTCAGTACAGACCGAATAGTTCGAGGCAAGGACTTGAAGTCCTTAAGTTCAATCACCGAATTAATCAGTGACAACTTTGGCCTAATCCCGGGTAACATGCTCGAGAGAGCATGAGACACGTGATCGGATACGTCAATCGAGGTCAGGCAATCGTTGCCTGGCGCTGGATTGCCAGCTATCCCGAACAGCGGTATCAACCCGTATAACGGGAGGACAACGCTTCCAAATGCCGCGGCAGGTGTGGAAGGCCACACCCAATGAGCTGGAGCACCTACAGAGGTAGTCCAATACGGTGCGAGGTTATCTCTTCGATCATTCGCCCAATGGCGATAATGAGAAAAAGAATCACTTCGCAGGTCGACACTACGCACACCATGTGCGCAGTTCTTCCATACTTGTTTACGCCGAGATGACTCGTCATCCATAAACTCGAAGTACGTAGGTACTTCGGTAGTGGAGACGGGCACCGGCGGAAACATCGTTCCGTCGATAGAGTCGTTCGCACCACCGGATTCTAATCCGTGGGTGAGATTCCAACCTATCGAAACAACACCAGGTTGTTTCACTCGTGATCGCGGTTCTCTTAACATACATGGAATAGTGAAG